TTTTGTTATAGACGAATCGGCAGCATCCAAACGTCGCCTCAAGCAAAGCCTGCTGGGCCTTGTTCGGATAGATGCGATATTTGAATGCTTTATGCATGACATCAAGTTAGATTTATTTTATATTTAGTGCAAGTGGTAGTGTAAAATAGTATATAGTTTCCTAGATATATAACTGACAGCATCCAAGAAGACACACACTAGGTCGTAGAACCAATGACCAAAACCATCATTGAAATAAAGCATAACTCTGTGTAAATCAATCGAATAGGTCCTTCTGGAGCCGTGGGCAAAGCTGGTAAGTCTTCTTGTAAGTACCAGCCAGTATATCCAAACCAATAGCAGCGAGGATAACTGCTGAAGCCTCGTCATGGTTCATAGCAATACTATAATGATCCAGCACCCACTGGACGATAAGCTTCTTGCCCTCCTCCTTGGAAATCTTCTTAGGCGGGACTTCTGGAATCTCGCCTTTCTTGGCCCGTTTCTTGGCCGTAGACGGACGGACCAAAGAGTTGATAGCTGTGGGCGGGATTAGATAGAAATCGGCTGTGGGGGGCGAAAATAGACCCGAAGGGGACCTGATCAAACCTGCAGTAGAATACTTCCGTAAATCCTGAAACTCCGTGTAAAGCATACACTGCAAAGGGAGCAGATACGGACCGGAGGGACTGCCCATACCCGGATATTCTATAAACACTGCGTCAACACTATCATCATACTCCACAAGCCACGAACGAACTACCTTCGCATGCCATGTAGCAGCCTGAAACGACTTATCAAAATGAAAGATATTACCTCCCTCTTTCAAGACCTTCGGAACCTCAATAGAAGTATACCCTACAACACCCAGATCACTATCCAGTAAACACACCCCAGACCGAGAAAAACTCGGATCAATACCCAATACTCTCATAGATGCAAAAATAAAAACCGGAAGCCTCCTAAGAGACCTCCGGCTGTCCAACAATCCACGGGGGTCTAGAAGCTAGAACCTCCGAAATCCTCCGGGAAGGCCTCACCCCCACCGAAGCTATTGCCTGCAAACGGGCCCATAGGCGGCGGAGTGATAGGCATGCCCGGAGCCAAACCCGGAGCATCCTGCGGAAGACCCGGAGCCTGAGCCTGCGGCGCAGTAGGAGCAGAAGCATATCCTGAAGCAGGATAAGAAGCCGCAGGAGGAACCGGAGCAGGGGCCGGAGCGGGATGAGGGACAGGAGCAGCAGCCTGCGCAGGGGGAGCCTGATACGTCTGCTGCGGAAGACCCGGAGCTGCCTGATAACCACCGTAAGCGGGGGGCGTAGGCGGAACCGTAGGCATAGGACCGAGCTGCTGCTGGGGCGGAGGCGTCGGAAGACCCGGAGCCTGAGAAACGCCACCAGCGAGGGACGAAAGGTAAGCACGATAGGCATCAGCAGTCTTACTCGTCACAGCATCAACCTGCGTGTAAAGACCCTGAATAACTTCAGGCTTAGCAGTAAGCAACTGAATGCGCTGACGAATAGCATCCGAATACTGAAGCGTAGCCGGAGTATAATCCACCGACGAAACGTCCTTGCCCTCCTGATTCGTGCGCTTCTCCTTCTGCAGCATAATAGCGTTAGCATTAGGATTGGCACGGCGAAGACCCAAGAAGCGGAAGTACTGCTTCTCCGTCATGCGGATATACTCAACCGTAATGTCGTCACTCGCAACCTGACCATACTGATCACAGTTGAGACGAGCAACCAAAAAGAAGTAGTAAAGCTGCGGCTCAAGCCGGAACTCAACCATAGACTGACTGTCAAGCTCAAGGTTACCAAAACCCCGAACGTAAACGATATTCTTGGCCAACGTGTTGTTGTCCAGAGGAATACAATAACCAGTGTACCCCACGGCAATGTCTACACGACTGATAGACACCGAAGATGCACTCTGCCCAAACTGAATAAACTGACCCATTTTCGAAGTAGATAATTATATGTTAATTAAAAAGGTTCGTAAAAAGTCCACCCCGAGAGCATCGCCGACTTCGAAAAGGACCTACACTCTCTCATAAGCCCTCAGAGTGGACATGACGTAAACGTAACTACCTGCGCCAATTATCAACGTATCTAGTGCGCTGGATTACCTCGAAGTCTGCACGTAGATCATTAAGGCGGCCCAAGTAAACCATGACCGTATTTAAGCGCTCCTTAAACAGCTTCGTAGCACCAGCATTGGAAACCGAATTCAAAACCTTCTGGATGGACGACAGCTCTACAAGCAACTTACTACGAAGGCGCGTGAGCAAATACTCCGACTCCAGAACAACGTCGTTCTTATCCGACCGGGACCGCGACGGATCACCAAGCTTATCCAACTCCGTGTCCAACTGAACGAACAAACTATTAATCATAGTATCCTGATCCGCAAACTTTTCCCGATAAGCCTTCAGAATCGCAACCGCGTCTACCTTAGCATCTACAACCTCCATAATCTCACTTAAAATACTGCCTACGCAACAAGTTCATATAAAACCACAACTGACACAAATCCCGAAACTTCGACGTGTAGAACTTATCCAACGTACGCATCGCCTCAATAGCTCCCGTAATAGACGGACGAAGACTACTCTCCAAGCGCATCTTAGCACGACGATAATAAGGAGAATCCGTGGAGTTGAGTAAACGTAATATGAACGTATCCATAGAAGCCGAAACATGACCTACAGACGTATTGCCGCACTCCTGAATAAACCGAGGAATGAACTTAACACTCCCATACAAGTCAAAGAGCTCCGTAAACTTAGACTCATCGTCCTCGAACGTAACCCCAGTGAAAATGAAAGCCAGACACTCATCTATGAAGTCAGAACCCTCCGTAGCCAAAGTCTTCAAAGTGCGCTTGCGGGAACCGAAGACTCGCTGAGCGAAAGCCAGAACCTCACGACGGATAACATCCTCGTCCCAGACCTCATCGAAAATCTGACGCGAAATGAAAACGCAATCCGCATAGTCGTAATCCAAGTACTCCCTATCCTGCTTAGACTTAATATCACGATAAGTGATAAACTCAGAACTCGACGTAGGATTCTTGGATACAGCGTAGGACGGAAAGAGAAACGGAAGAATCCGAAAGTAATCCGGCGAAGACAGCGATATGACCCTCACACCCGGCATAGCAAATAGATCAGAACCCTAAGCGACCAGAAAGCCGTAGCGCACATAAAACAAATGACAAACATAAGAAGCATATCCTTAACAACCGTATGGAGATCAGAGTCAACACTTGAAGACGAGTTAGCATTGTCTTCCTTATGCGACCAAAAAGCACGAAGTGAGCGCACCAAAGACTTAAGAAGCCCGGAAATCACCAAATCAATGGTGAAAGCAAAAGTCAAAGATGTGAGAAAACTGATGATAAAAGTAGAACCCGACATAAGTTAACCGCGATATAACGACAATGATAATAAAGCAACCTCCGTCTTAGAAGCACCAACCGCCAAAAGACGACTAGTATCCGGAAGCTCCAAGTGAGCAACCGTGCTGGAGAAAGAACGATCACTAAGCATAAAGTCCTTCTCGGAATGCTCGGAACGAATCTCAAGCGGAACCTTCACAACCTCCCGGAATCTACTGAGCAAAACCGGATCAACAATATCCAAAGAGCTGTAACAATCAATCTGAGGGTTCTCCTCCGTGAGCTTCAAAAGCATGGAAACCATCTGCTTGGAAAAGGTGCTGATGTCCCCAAGAACAATACGTGTACCCGGAACATAAGCCTCAACGAAGTCACGAAGCTCCGAAATATTATGAACGAAATTGACAAACTCCGACTTATCACGAACCAAAAGACGCATGGCTACTCCGCAGAACGAATAACATAAGCATTCGGAACCAAGATAGTGTTTAAACCAACACTACCATCGTGCTTAGAAAAGCGAATCTTCAATAACGGAATGTCACGCCAACTCCCATAACCGTAAACAACACCCGACGCAAGAGACTTAGAAGACCCAACCTCTGTGCCAATTGGAAACATCTTAACAGCATCCGCCATAAGCTTCTCAAAATTGGCTTGCTGTGCCACATACTGCTTCACAATACTCAAGGCACGCTTATACTCATAAGAAGAAATGAAACCCATACTACTTAGATGTAATGTCCCAAAACTCAACAAGTTCACAAGCTGCGTCAACCAAGCCTGCAACATTGGGATAAACATCGCAGCAAGCCTCAAACTCTGAAACACTATAAGAGTCATGACGCGGATCGACAACACCGAGATAAACCGCACCTATCTCCGTGGCCGGAGAAATGCAATTGCGAGCCACAACAATACCTCCCATAGCGTCATCATACACAACAGTAGTATTGTAAGGCCATGCACGGGAAGCAACACCAACATCGTCAATAAAGCACCCCGCAGTACAAACAGGAGACAGAACCAAACCGTTACCTGCGGCAGGCGAAGCGTAAAACTCCGTACCAGCCAAAGACGCTGAAGCAGGACCCTGAAGCGAAGAACCACAAAAGAGAGTGCCGCCTACAGTCTTAGTGGGATAGGAGGCTAAAGCATACCCAAGACGTACAATAAGATCGTAATCACGAATCAACTCCACAGAAGTATTACACGCCGCTTCCAAGTCAGTATAACCAACCGACTCAATGCGCCACGAAACTGCCAGCTCCTCTAAGATAGAATGACGAGCAAGGAGGGGCTTAATCTTAAGCCGCTCCTTGTCCGTAGCCGTCAAAAACAAAACTGAAGCCATATGCTACTCCTCCGGATTTGGGGTGTTAATAACACGGCGCTCGATAGCAGACGAATAGTCCAGATTCGGAACCGCAAAGAAAGCAGCACCATGTCCCGAAAGGAGGTCGAGCTCCGAAAGGACGAAAGCCTCGACCGTAGCCGGAACAGACGCAACGCCCCACTCCTTGCGGCCATGATGCGAGTAGATACAATGCTGAATGCGCTCCAGAAGCCCCTCCGAGAGGAACTCACCGTAAACCTCCTTCACATACTCCGCGGAGGAAACCGAATGCGGCTTCAAGCACAAGGTCTCGTCATACTCGAAGACCTCCGGCGTGTACTCCTTCGTCTTACCCCAGTCATGGTACAAAGCTGCAAGCGTGATGACGAACAAGTCCAACTGATAAGGGAACGTCTTACGAAGACCCCACAGCATGTAAAGAATCTCGAACGTATGCTGAGCAAGACCTCCCTCGTAAGCATGATGGAATTTAGCAGCAGCCGGATAAGCACAGTAAAGCTGATACAAAGCCGGAAGCTCCATGAAAAGCTTACGGACAACCTTTTGCCGCGCCGTGAGCGACTCAACAGGTGTCTCTGGAGCGGTAACCCAGTCAGCAAGAAGATGCGAAAGGCAAGCCTGAAACCGCTCGAACGTAGGGCACGGATGAACAAACGACGCCCAATGAGGATACTGCTCCTGAAGCTTAGCATCCTTCATGAAGTTACCGAGGTCGCCCGCGAACCGATCCTCCGAGAAAGATCGGAACCCAGCGCTGTTAGCCTCAGGAACACCGTCATAAAGCAGGATGACGTGATCCATCAAGGCATCCGTGTTCTCCCAAAAGAAGCACGAAATGGAAGTACCATGCTCGTCAACTATGACAAGCTGATTATAGTAGCGACCGTTCTTAGCTACGGCCTTTTTACAAGAAGTGACGAGGAAGGACTGAACATTTGAACTCATAACAAAAACATATTAATGAAACAATAAACGTACGCATCTATAACTCCTTGATCATTACTGGCGTCGTGCTATCCAAAGATGCTACGATAGCAAACTGATCTGAAAGCGGAAGCTGGTCGAAATCCCGAACAACGCTGAAATGACCGCCGATGACCGAACTGCAATCCTCGACGAACAACGACGGAGACCCCTGCAATCCTTCGTCACGAACACCCAGCGATAAGGTACTCGACACCAGCAGGACCGTACCCACTGGTAAGGACAACAAGCGTCTCCGCCAATCAGAAACAACGGAAGCGTAAACCCGCTCAAAAACCGGAAATAAAAAGCTTCGATTCATATCTGTAGTGTTAGTTTAATTTTCTAAGACAAAATTAATAAATTAAATTAACACTACCAAATCCTACGAGATCAATATTTCCCGTCTGCGACCTGAAAGGTCGTAAATCCTCGTGAACGATACATATCTACGACACGGTCACGATCCTCAAAGATAATCGTATTATGGGGGGCTACGCCATATGTCTTAGACACATAATCCAAATGTCGAGTCTTCAAATCCACGTCCGGGCAATGGTCCGCATCCGGGCGACAAAGATAGACTGCATCAGAACACCATAACCCAAAGCCTGATAGCCACTGAATGGTAGCCTCCTTGCAACGCTCAGGGCGCCCCGTAATGAAAATAGGTGTATAATGGTTATGCGGTAAAGACAGAGAAAGCAAAGAACGGATGACGCAAGCAACGTTCTCGATAAGAGGATCACCCTCAACCCCAGCATAAAAAGAGTCCCAGTCCTTATGCTCCCCAGAAATAAAATGAAGACGGTGATCACACGAAGCAATCGTACCGTCTATATCAATAATAAGAAAATACTGCATGACAACTCTACTCTAAACTTCGAAAATAAGCAACCCAGCAAGCAGACACATCCTTCCAAAAAACATGACCCTCCGGTGTAGAACGCCACGTGAAAGCAGTCGAAACCAAAGACTCAGCAAATATCGAAAAAGGCATGTTATAATTATGAGAAGCCAAATGCACAACTAAATCACACAATTCATCACGATTAGACGGCGCATTAAAAACAGACGGAGCTATATTAAACATAAACTTATCCATAACTCCCTCTGACTTCAAAAAGTCGCAAAAAGCATTAGCCAAAACAACCGCAGTCATAACTACCCTCCAATAGTATAGGAATCCGAACCTAGCTCATAGACATCAACCGCCTCGCCTAAACCGATTAAACCACGGTAGTCAACCTTGCACTTCGTAAGCACATCAAAGATACGAATCCACCCAGCGTCCGACATGCCCGTAGAACAATAAAACAAACCCGCATCGTCATACTGCAACGAAGGAGTATAATGCTGCAGATAATCCAACAGCACTGTAGGCTTGCCCTCATTAAACATCGGGTCTTGTATCTCCTTAAGGACGGACGAGAAAGGACGAAGCAACGGCTTAAAAAGCCCAAAAGGCGACGTCTGATTCAAAATGGAAACAGGAACGGTACAACCATCCAGGGCAAACCGAAGAACAGTATCCAGACCTACGTTGTGGACCCCGCCATCACGGGAAACGCACTTAAGCCCATAAGGGACATAGCACAAAACCTCATTCATCGCCGCTCCTCTTCTGGTTCATACTCCTTCGGAGGATAAGTAGACTGAAAATAGTCATACCACGCGTCTGCCACTGCGTCCCAGAAATGTATACCCTCCTTAGTAGAAGGCCACAAGATATGGAAGCTAGGCCACTCAGCAATATACCCATACCTCTGACCTGCGCATTCCTTAAAAAGCCAAGCCCGAAAAGCCTTAAGGCTGTCCGAAAAAGACTCAGCATTCGGATCACACGGAACATAATGATATTCAGCAACGTAAGCCATATAAGGCTTAAGCGCTCCCTTAGAAGAAAGCAAGTCAACGAACTCGGAAACAACCTGATCGCAATTCAACTCTTTCATGATACAAAACTATGGTAAAATAATCGTAGAACCATCTCTACACCACAAAGATAGAATAATTAATTTAAATATCAAAAAAAAGAGAAAAACTGCAAGAAATCAAAACTTTTCTAGTCTATCCAACATAGCGTCTGCCAAAGCAACACAACGAGCAGCAGTATAAGTAGCGCTAGGATCATCGTTAACCACCCCAGACTGTACATAGCCCTGCAAAGCCTGCGCAGCGTACACATGACGCCAGTACGTCCGATCTATCGGAATGGAAGCGGCAGGTACTGCTGAGGAAAGAGGAGCATCGCCTGCATGAGACGCGGCCCCGGAAGCAGACTCCTTCGAGGAACTAAGAGCTGAAGCCAGACAAACTATAAACTCACTCCACTCGCTAGGGGCATGACCCGTAGACGCCATCTCGGCAATGAACTTACGCAAATTAGTAAACGGCGCAAACTCCGAAGGCAACCCGATGTCCCCAGCGTCAGTAAAAACAACACCCTCGGGACCTTTAGGACCAGCAGGGCACTTAATGAAATCTACAGAATCATTATCCCGCATAAGTAGATCATCTTTATGCGCACGCCTATCTTTTAAGTAACAACCCTTAGCATCATAGACTTTGATATCCTCCACACCGTCAACATATACTAAAGCTACTATGGGATAATTGGCATCACGATCAAAACAAACAATCCTAGCGCAAGCACCTGCACACGTACACACAGGAGCACCAGCACAGGCAGCATCTAAATCAAACGGCCTCATACACTTCTTAAATATAAGGATCACTACCTAAATCGTAAACACTAACAGCAAGACCTTCGTCGATCAAACCGCGATAGTCAAACTTAAGCCGATGGAGAAGATCGAACTCTTCATAAGAAAGCTGATCAGAGAAGTAATCATAAAAATCCGAAAGACCATCCGAACTAACATACACTAACTGTTCTTGAGCATCAAAAACGTAAGAACTATAGTCAGGATGCCTTACCTTCGCAAGCTCCACCAGAGGAATAAAAGGCTTCCCCGCGTTATAATCCTTATCCCTAATCTCCTTGTACAGATCGGACATGGGACGTAACACCGGACGGTAATTAGCAAGACCAATACCATGCTTAGAAACAAAATCAAGGTCAATCCAGCAAACCGCTCCTGAAGGATGACTCCCGAAAAGCGGATTAGCCAAGTACCCCGCAATATCTGTATATGTTAACTCTCTACTCATAGTAGTCAACGTCGATTAATTTCAATCACACCAATATCAGGATCAACAACAGGCGGATTATAATCAATGGCTAAACCGTCAACTAAAATGTCGTAATCCTCAACCTCGTTCTGGACCGCCCAGTCATACAACTCCTTCGGTGTCACAACAATCTTGGTATTTAATATCAACACTATCAATCTGCTCAGCAGAAATAGCAATCTTATGTTTATCCTGAAATGCCCGAATGCGTTTGAATACCGACTCAGCTTCCTTCGCAGTAAGCATATCACTATAGTACAAGTAGGACCTGCAAAATAGCAAAGTCGCTAACTCCTTGCGCCGCTCAGCGGCCTTCTATTCGCGTGTCATAATGCTATACCTACTTTCTTGGCACTTTCGTTAACGTATAAGTCGGTCTCATTGATAAAATCACTACCAAAACCATATTCTCGAAACCAAGAAATATCAATTTCGTAGTCCTCGACGCCGCGCTCAACGGCCCATTCATATAACTCCTTCGGTGTCATAACAAAAAGTTTTTAATATCAGAATCGTAAATATTTCCTACAACCTCAATCTCCGAACCAAAATCATCCCACCAACCCAAAGCAGGAACCTCCTCCGCGCTCGCCATAGGCATAAACCTAAGACGATAAGGACTGTAAATGCTAAAGCTATGATGTAGTTCACTGAAACATACAACACGAATAGCCGGAGGTGTGCCCACATTAATACGAATGATGTCGCCAGCAAACAAATCGAAGCCATTAACAGAACGCCAATAACCCCCAACAGTAGCCGAGTCAACCTCCTCCGCAACAACCGTAATGAAACCGTCACCATTGTCCTCAAGCGTACTCTCGCTAGATGCATGGTAAATAAAGAACCGCCCCTGATTCTCTATCAAGTCATCAACGACCCACTGCTTATCACGAAGACGCTTGCCTCGAAACCTACATGCCGTAGAAGGAGTAATTTCCCTTGCCTCCTTCCGTAGCTGCTTTAATAATTTAATTTTCATAGTCACAAGTCGCAGAATATTCCGCAGTCATACGATTTAAGCTTACCACCAACAGCACGAGGATCAAGCTCATCTAGAAAAATCCGCTCACCATGCACTTTAACCAAGCGACAGCCAAGCCTGCGACTCTGCTCAGCGCGAGCAGCAAACACTTCCGGATGCATCCGACGAACCAAATTCCAATAAGTCGGACTAGAGGATTTAACACACCCTATACAATTAGCATTCGGATAACCCATAAAATAAACACGTGGCAATTTAATGCCAGCATCGTGCAAAATCGCAAAACAGTCACCTTTAGAGATACCTGCATCTATCAATACAGGTATTACATTACTACGCTCGTACTTAATGAATCGTTGATGGCGATTTACCTCGTCTTTAGTAAAGCCCAGCACATGGTAGTCGATTTCGTGTGTTCGCTCAAAGTGATACCGGGCCATTTTCTTTAGCATTAGAGTACATGGCGCCCCACCGACGCCAGACATGTATTTCTTACGATCAAATACCTCACATATAGACGCATTCGGGAATTCCGGATTGATAGCTTCGATTATCGACTGGCCTATCCACTGCTCCACATCCTTCTTGAAGCGAACGTTATCCTCGTCCTCTTCCTTAATCGGATTATTCACCACAAGGACTCGATAATCTTTCCCGTATTTATCTATCGTCATTTTAGCAGCTACTGCGCTTGCAGCTCCGCAACTAAACCACACTGCGATTGTCAACATACACCCCCTATTCAAGAATCTCCCGCCAGCCGAGAAACTCAAACAAATCCGGATACAAAATGGAATCAGCATCCCAAGATTCCCCGTCGTAAGACCCAACAGAGATAATAACATCACCGCTTGACTTATAGCGCCATTTAGTGAGTACACGCGACCCATCCGACGGAAAACACGAAGGGGAATTCCATGTAGACATTATTACTCGTTCTGCATGCGCCCCAGCAATATAAGCGTCAAGCATTGCAAGCCGATTGTATGGATGAGTCCCTGCTTCACCGGAATTTATCCAAGCATACGCCCTATCTTTAATCTCACACATATCACATTCTTACTTCTCATCTTTGAACTCTGATTTGCGAAAAGAACGAACCGGACGAACGGCAAATGACATATCACGGTAAAAACCCAATATGTCACCAGAAATGCCATTATAAACAAACGATCTAAAAGAACTAGGCTCTAGATCAACCTCACTCGTCCAATAAGTACTCACAGCAGGCTTACCGCCAATTGCTACGAGGACTTCATCAAGACCACGGAACCGAGCGTCGTATAGCTCTAACGCCTCCCGGCGAGTAGCACAGCGGAAATTAGCACCATAATCTGCAGCGGCTTTCTGAGCATCCTCGAAACTAAAGGCGGGCAAGTCCTCCTTAGCAATCTCAAGCATGCCCAAATCTGTTACAAGCACAACAGACGAAGCCGTGAGCTTGTCTTGGCGCTTCAACCACTCAAAAAGCGTATATAATACACCGCTGTCGCTATGAATGTAAACACCATCCTTTAAACTAGCAAAGGGAACATCTGTAGTAGTCATCACTCATACAATTTTTTAAGAAAAAACACAAGAGAGTACCTAACCATACCTCCCAAAGATGTAATCGCATCGACAGGCACACCACATGCCTCCGCAATCTCTTCATTAGACGCACGCCAAACAGACATAAATGCCTCCTTCGCCTTTTTACGCATGCGAACCTCAGTTTCCTGCTCCGCCAGCTCAACAGCTACACACACCTCATGAAGACTAACATAAGCTGACGACTCATCGCAGGGCAAAGACTCGATATACTCCTTCGCTTTTACACTTTTCATGATTTATTAAATTTTACAAAACAGTAAACTTGACACACTCCCACGCCTAAAACCGCGAGATTCTTGACTCAAGCATGGCTGCCGCTAAAAGCGGGCTTACAACCACTAATCAACGCGTCCATGCCCGAACGCTTAATGTTTAACGCTGCGTTGAAATCACGATCATGGCGTGCGCCACATTGTGGGCAAGTCCACGACCGATCAACCAAACGAAGCTCCTTATTAACGTACCCGCAACCACTACACGTCTTGCTGCTAGCAAACTACTTGTCAACATGAACAACGTTAGTGTTGTACTTAACGGCTACGTGTTCCAAACGAAACACGAAAGATGCGTGGCTAAGGTCCGAAAGCTTACGGCCCCACAAACGACGCATGCCCTCTAGACTCAATGTCTCCAAGCAAATCGTAGAATAACGACGACATAGCTCATGCGTCAAGCGCCACTGATAATCATCACGGTGGTTGCTAATGCGACGATAAAGCCGACCAAGCTCCAAACGGCGACGACGATAATTATTAGAACCCTTTATAGAGCGACTCAACCGACGGTGCACCTTATGAATATCACGAAGCGACTGCTTGAAAAACTGAGGATTCTCGTACACGCGTCCGTCGGATAACGTCAAGTACGTCTTAAGACCAAAGTCAATGCCTACAACCGCACCATCATGTGTCGTGTTGCTGGATTCAACCTTAGCATCGGTCGTAACGTACAACCAAAAGTCACCGCACGGATCACGCTTAACGCGAACCGTCTTTATCGCGCCATTAAAGTCACGTGATTTGTGAAATTTATAAGTTTTCTTAAGTCTGTTAATCGTAAAGCAATTGCCATCTATTTTATAGCCATAGTGGAGTTTGTAGACGAATGATTGGAAGTCGGCCGCACGACGAAACTTAGGCGGCCGCTTAGCAAGCTTCTTAAAGAAACGCTGGTAGGCCGCATCGAGACGTTGCAAAACTTCAATACTATTATGAGAATATAGTAAATTCCGCTTGATGCGTTTGACAAAATGCTTCTGCATGTCTACCGTGGAAACGTACGTACCATACATGCGATAGCATCTACGTTGAAGTGCCAGCGCGTGGTTCCATACAAATGCACACTCACAAAGCATTCGATCCAACCATATGGTTCGACGCGTTCTGTAAAGTTTGTATTTGTATGTCAGCATAGATGACTATAATTGCTTTGCAAATATAAATTTACTTTTACGTTTATGCAAAATTAAAGGTTGTATTCAACCCATGCCTAAAGGCATGGGCTTTCTACAGCCTTAATTCGTAAAAAAACCGAGAGCAAAAACTCTCGGCTTAATAAAGAATGTAACTTTATAAAACTACGACACTACGTACTTACACATAACCTCAAAGGCGACTCTAATAACAGTAGCATTAATACTTAAAGTCGTAGTGCCTTTTTCAGCCTCCAATAATGGAGGCGTAACCGTAACAACAACCTGCTGGCTAACCTTAGCCACGTCAGCGCGGCGGAATGCACAATAACCCTGCGAATCCGTAGTATCGGTAACCGTAATAGACTTGCCATCAACGTTCATGTAATTAAGCGTAACAGTGCAACCAGAAGGAACAGGGGCCGATGCACTAATACCATCAGTCGAGTAAAACCCTTGAACCATGAAATTTACAATTCGGTTATGATAGGATAGGTAGCGAAGCTCAACCACCTGCGCCCCCGTCGCATCAAGAGCATTTACAATATCCGTCTGCGGAATCAACCACTCCTGATACCCCTCATCAAGAACATGCGACGAAACGACAATTTCTGCAGTATTAGGACCAACAACAAGTTGAACCGTACGACCAACATCCTCCAGAACAGGATCAAGCTCAATATACTCAATAGCATCTGAGTAAACCAAGTTGAACATGTTCATCTCACCAGACTCAATAGTCGTTGGGCTCTGATAGCCATACTGGTCATAGAGACTAACCGCCATATCCAAAGTGTTCGTCAAATCCAGACGATAAATATCGAACATCTGAGCGTACTGACATACCTGATTAGAAACAGATATATCCACAGTAGTAGGTTTACTCTTAGAAGAACCCAAGATAACATTCCCTTCACTATAAATCTCAACATAGATGATATCACCGTCAACTACAGAAACCGACTCGAATATCGAAGTAGCATTTTGTAAAATGTACTGACCAGTAGTAGAATCTAAAGGATAAAGCACAGACGTTTTATAAGTTTTACCTCTAGTCTGATTGTAAAGCTTAATGTAAACATTGCGCCCCTTTAAGCTATTCGCAGAATCCACAGGACGAATCTCCAAAGCCATACCCACAGGTAAAGCACCCGCAGCCTGCATGACGTTCAACGACGCCGTGACCGACGAATCACTAGACGTAGAAAGGATGACCGACTTCGAACGCGCCGAAGATGACGGGTTATCCGTCGAGTCAACCTTTATAATCTGATCCTGAACCGCGTCATCCATAGTGACCGTAATGTAGTCAGTGGAACTCGATCCCCAAAGAATCTTCTTAGAAACAGTTGCCATGAAATAAATATTTAAAAGTTTTAAAAAAGCATGGGTGAAAGTCACCCATGCTGAAATGATTATGAAACTTCGAACGTATCGTTCGTCTTGACATAGACACTAACCTCGGAAGCACTCTTGCCTTCTAAATTCACCGTGACACTGCTGCCATACGACGTGCCATTCAAAGATACCTGAATCGTAGGTTCAGCGCCCGCCTGATTGAAGGTCACATCCGTAGTCCCCGACTTACCGTTGCCGGAACCCGTGATCGTCACAACGAAACCATTACGCGCGGAAACCGAAGGATTCGCAGTATAGGATACCAAACCACCGGAGTTAACCGAGAAGCCCGTAAGAGCAGTATTGACCGCGTATGTGAAAGACCCGGACAAAATAGGGGTCTCCGACCCTGACGTATAGTAAGCCCTCTGCGTGAAGTTAGGCGAAAGCGTATAAGAACCCGCAGAAGCGGCAACACTGATGGGCGACGTATGAGTAACAATAGGATCGGAGTACGTAACCTCATTGGCCTCACGGTAAAGGGATAACGAATCCGACGCCGTCTTACCATTCATGGTTATATTAACCGTAATGGTAGCCACCAACTTGCGAGCCGTAACCACATTTCCTAAGCTTGTAACCGTATAGTTACCCGTAGAGGTATTGACATCACCACCCGTGAACGTCTTAGAGCTTATAAGCGAGGCCGTTTCAGTCGCACCCGAAGTCCATGTGCCAGTCTGGGTAGCTAACAAAGTCGGGTTACGATTATCAGCACCCGCAGAAAGCGTATTGACCGCAGGAGTACCTCGATACTCGAAGGTCGTAATCGTAGGAGTACCCCACGTTCTACTATTAGCCTCCTGATAAGCAGAAGCCATTACCGCCTCAGTCTTATTATTTGCAGTCAACTGAACACGGACACTTGCAACCTGAGAGCGAGCCTTAGCCGTAGTACCCAAGCTAGCGGCAGTAACTGCGCCCGTACTCGTATTAAGACCCGAACCCGAAGTCTGAGAATAAGACCATGACCCCCCAGAAGATACCGTGCCAGTAGAACCAGAAGTGTAAGTCACATTCTGAGTGAAAGACTTAGTAAGCGACACCGTACCACCACCTGCAGGAATGTCATCGTCATAAGAAGCCGTAATGGACGGACTAGCATAAGTAGCCGTATTAGCCTCCTGATACACATCCAAAGTAAGAGTAACTGACTCATTCTTCTCGCCAACAATCTCTAAAGTCAAAGTACCAACCTTCGTGCGAGACTTAACTGTAGTGCCAAGCGACGAAGCTGTAACAGGATCAGAGTAACTAGTAGTATGGTAATTAGAAGTGTCTGTAACACCAGACGTATAAGTTACTTCCTGAGTCCACTTATAAGACGTGAACTCCGAAACGGTACCACCACTAGCCGGAATATCAGCAACCTCAGCATCCGTGATCGTAACAGGACCCGCAGTTACAATCGTATTCGCTTCCTGATAAACACCAACCGTGGCGCTACCTGACTTGCCGTTAATAGTGATAGTAGCCGTAGCATCCGTCTTCTTCGTACGTGCAACCTCAGTCGTGCCTAACGAAGTCCCCGTAACAGCACCCGTGGAAGTATTGACATTGGTGCCACTATAACTCCAAGAACCGCCCGACGTAACCGGAGTACCCGTACTACCGGAAGTGTAAGTCACAGTCTGGCGGAATGAAACCGTAGGCGTCACAGAGCCGCCCGATGCGGCGATATCGGAATACGAAATAGAAACTGTAGGGGTACCATAAGTAGCAGAGTTCGCAGCCTGATAAACATCAAAACTCTTAGTTGCAGTCACGCCACCATCACCTATAGCATTAGCAGCCAAAGTGCCGACTTTTGACCGCGACTTAACCGTAGTGCCTAAGCTGGGCGCAGATACCGCCGTAGAGTACGAAAAGGAAACAGTCCCCGGACGAGAATCTCCTGATGTAAAGGAAACCGTCTGCGAACCTGAAATACCCGACGCCGACGATACACTACCACCCGAAGCAGGAATGTCCGCAACCGTACCACCAGAAATAGTAACTGCACCGTAAGTCGCGCTATTGGCAGCTTGGTAAACATACGCCGAAGCTTTACCCGTCTTGCCGTTGACCATAAGAGAAGCAGTAGCCGTGGTTATAAGAGTCTTATCCTTAACCGTAGTGCCAAGCGACGAAGCCGAAACCGCACCAGTTGACGTGTTAACACCTGTGCCGCTATAAGACCATGTACCTCCAGAGGTAACCGTACTCGTAGAACCCGATGTATAGGAAACACTCTGCGCAAAGGACTTCACCGGAGTAACACTACCACCGGAAGCAGCGATGACGCCGTAGGAAAGCTGAAGAACGGGAACATCATACGTAGCCTCATTCGCTTGACGACCAAACGAAGTATTAACCTCCTTATCTTGATACTTAACAATAATTGCAGCATAAGAATCAGGCATGACTGTAGACCCTGCACTCGCAAAGGTCATAACCCACTTCTCTGAATCCCACGTAGCGTAAGGCGAGGAAGTGCCGTCATATGTTGACGTGGAGTCAGCAGTAACATCCACACTACTCTGTACAATACCCGAAGTGTAGGTGAACTGCGCAACACACGTAACCGTCAAAGTACCACCGTTGGCTTTAACCCACCAATCGGAACCTGCACCCGTACCCGTCGTAGGCGTATTAGACGAAACGCACTTCGTGCCAAAACTAGTCAAAGTCTTAACGTTGGCAGCCTGCGATACAGAAGCTGACTTCGACGTAGAATTACTATGATAATTCAAAGTCCAAGTAACACTATCAGACCAAGCATCTCCCGCGACAGAACCACGCGAAGCATACGTAACAACACCCGTACTTGAGTTGACAGAAGCACCGTGACCCGAAGTAGTCAACGCGAAGGAACCCTCCGAAAGCGGAACCGGAATGTTCTCATCGACAGTACCCGAAGTATAGAACTGAGTCTCCGTAGCCGCCAAAGTCGGAACCGACGTACCTCCTGATGCCGCAACAGTAGGCGTAGCAGAGTAAGCAAAAGACGTAATAGTAAGATCACGGAAGCCTATAGCATTGACACCCTGATTGGCAACATTACGTGCACGGCCCGTACCTTTAAGATCAGCCACAGAACCACCAGCCCACTCTCTAGCCGTTAACGTGATAGTAATATCCTTCCAAATATACGGGGACGTACGAGACCCAAGAGTACGGCCCATATTCGCAGCCGAAACCTCACCCGTAGAAGCATCCACAATCGTAAAGACCGAAGACGACTCAGCTAAAGAGTAAACAGCAGACTCGGCGGAAACATAGTAACCATCAGGCATAGGAGTACGCTCACCCGTAACACCACTTGAATAAGTCGCCTGTATAAATCTACCAACATGCGTAGGCAAATGAGACTCTCCCGCGGGGGAGAACTGCGGCCAGTCGAACGAAATGCCCATGACAACGAACGACTCGATGATATTTGAATCTTGACGACAACCCGCCTGCGAATTTACAGACAGCCCATCGGCCGAAACAACAAGACCAACTTGTATGTTCAACAACAGACCCACGATCGTGCCACGGGATAGGAACGTAACCAGACCCGTAGAAGCATCAACCGTAGCACCCGAATCGTAGTCATTAACAATACTGAAAGTCTTGGTATAGGTCGTGACAGGAACAGAATCCGTAGCACCCGAAGTATAAACACGATTCTTCTGTACCGTGATATTAGGAGCACTCGACGTACCTCCTGAAGCGGCAACCGTATTTGGATAATTAAATGCTGTAACTGCAAGCGCACTGCTCGTAACCTCGTTAACACCCTGCGTAGCCTTACCCGTACTCGAATCAGAACCCGAAACGGTCTTAGCACCCAAGTCCGACAACTCCGAAGACGGAGTATAAGTCAACGAAAGAGAATAAGTAATAGTCGGAGACTGGCGAGAACCAAGCGTCGTACCCATAGAAGCTGCCGTAAGCGATCCCGTAGTAGTGCTATTCAAAGTGAAGCCACTACCGTTAGTCATAGAGAACGACGGCGTGAGAGTATAGGTATATCCAGCAATAGCGGCGGCAGACGACAGAGTAGAACCCGACGACATCGTAACCTTGATGGTCGAATCCGTAGTCGGAGTAACAGTCGCACCCTTAGCAGCAATGGTGCTGTAGGCAAATGAAGCATCGGAAACCGAAACCGTCTCCACGAAGTTAGCAGCTTGACTAATAGGAACGTCACACTCTAGCAGAGTATTATCGCCACCAGCATTTATAGTATACTGCGCCCGAATGGTGACACTCCGCGGACCACCGGATTCCAAAGCACGGTCCGCAACAGTAAAACTCGTATTAGCAGCAGAGAAAGTAATCCAAGATACAGAAGCCCCAGACTTGAATAGAAACACCGGGCGTATATCCCTATCGTCAATAACTACACCATTGCGCTTAACAACAATATGACCAGTACCAGTTCTAGAATCATAAGTCCCACCCCCCGCAGCAAAAGCCGGAATAGCGACAATCGTAAGTTCGGCCTCGAACACCGAAGCCTCCTGCGTAAGGCTAACCGTACAAGACTTAGAAACTCCCGCCGCCGAAATAGTCAAATCCGCCGTCCGAACCTTAGACAACGGATTAACATCGGCAGACAACGAAACCGTCTGATTACCCGAAAACGACGAAGCCGTGGCTGTCCACTGACCTCCCTCTTTAAAATCACCACTTTCCGAAGCCATGATAAAATAAAACTAAGCCCATGTTGCCTCTATAGAAACATCAACCGACGACGAAACCTGACCCGTACTGAATGTGCACGTCATAGCACCCGCAGGAATGTAAGGCGACGCCGGACATACGTCAATAACAAAACACTGATTGACCATGTCAACATCCGACGGATCACCATGAACAACCAACTGAAAACAAATGAACGAATCAGGATGATCCGGATCAAAATACCAACGCCACTCCTGAGCGCCGTAGTCATTCACACCCAGAGAAGTAACATCCTGCGAAAACGAAACGTCAACAGCAGGATAGGAGACAATATCAATACACTTGCGGCGGTCCATGACACTAAGGGAAACACCCGCCGAAGACAAAGTAATGCTATCCGCCGGAACCGGAGCAAACGACGGACGCGACGGCAAAGCGTAACAAACAGTATAATAACCGCAATAAGTCTCACGAACACCGTAAGCGTACGGATTCATGAGATCATTCGGATCGTCATACTGAAACTTGGAAATCGGATTCGCCATAGACTCAAATCTTAAAAACGAATGTCACGAAGCTCCTGCGTCTTAATGACCGAAGCCGTAGCAAATGAACTACCTACATACCGGATACCGAAGGTCAGGACCCCCGGCTCTAAAAAGTGAAGGAACTCCGGCGTCAAGATCAAATACCAATTCTCACGACGCCGAACAATAGAAGCACCCGACTCCGAAATGTGACGCTCCGACTCCGGGACGAAACCCGCACTATAATCCACAACCCAAAGGCGGTTGCTGAGCTGAGACGTGTAAACACAGACCTCAATATCGTAATCCTTGACATAGACCGCGTCGTCACACTTCATGAGCGTAAACGACAAGTCTATCTCCTCCTGACGATAGAAAAAACCAACGCTGCTATGAAAAACATCGAACATCCTACTTCCCCTTCATCTCTTCATTAAGAGCATCCTTGACGCCCGCCATATCTTTGCTCTTACCACGAATGACCGCCAAAATACGAAGGTAAACATCCGAATCCGAAATGACCGCAAGGTTCTCAAAGATACTCAGAATCTCACAACCGTAAATGTAACCCGCCGTGAACAAATAAAGATTAAACTCCAAAGTCAACGCCTGCTCCGCCATGAACGTCAACAAAATGGCCGTAATGTAACACAACCACTTAACAACAGAGTGTGTGAGACGACGACTCGTAATATCAATATTCGCCTTGCGAGATGCGAAAATACCCGTAACCCAGTCCGCAACAACCAAAATAGACAGGATCGTAAGAACATGCCATGTAGGAGCAAAGTACGCCACGCAGAAACCCCACGCGCTACAAAAAACCGACTTCAGAAATCCCCACATACGCCTCTAAAAACATTTGTGGGATATATAATTGCCATTACCCAAACAACCCAAACAAAAAGCCCCGGCAAAATGCCGGAGCTTGAAACTAAGAGGAGATAAATACCCTATGCCTGCAAGTAAACAATATACGTCATACGACCCCAACCACCAGCCGCATAAATGCGGTCAATAAGACGAGAAAGGTACGTCTGGGGAATACTATCATCCAAAACACCTCGAGCATAGGAAAAACGACCATGCCCTACGAGCTTTATGGAACCAGAGGAAGTAGAGTTGCTGAGTATAAAATCAACCAAATCTTGAAGCGTACACTCTGAAGACATGAGGACCTCATAAGGCACCGTCTCGTCGGAACCCCGTGAATGAGTCGGAACAAAGTGAAACTTAGAGGAGTCCATAACCGTAGCTAGAACTTCTTCCCACCATGCATGGGAGACCGCAAATTATTATAGAGCATTTTAGCCCGCAAGTGCCACTGGAAGTCCCAACCCATACTGAACATCCACTTCTCTAAGAAACGCAGCAGAAGACCCGCGTGACAATCAACAGGACCCTTGAACGCGAACAAAAGAGCATAGAACGCGCAAGCAATCTCCGTAGGATGAGCATTGCGGAACATATACTCCGACGAAACCGGATTGAAGAACGGATTACATCTCTCAATAAAGGCCCGCGTAAGAAAATGATTGATATCATCCTCGACGTAGGCGAATAGCACATCCCAGTTATTATGACCAACAGCATCCAGAAGATAGATAGCAACGTCTATAATCTCCTCCTGCGGATAGCCCTTCACAATCTTAGCGTAAGCCTCCTTATACCACTGATCCGCAGCATCCTCCGAAAGCTCATCCGCAGGCTCGCCATGACGAAGGAAAAGACCGCTCTCCTCCATGAGGGCAATGAGGGTGTCTCTAGGAACATCAACACCAGCCTTAACACGATCCGAACACTTACGAAAGACCTCCAGAACCTCCGCCATCTCGCAAGTCATCATAGCCGTATTGCGAGTGATAGGCCAGTCCTCCGCCCAGAAGCCATTACGCTTACTAGTAGCATAACAACTAGCAGCGTAATCGTGAACCTGCGCAGGCGACAAAGCTACTGACTCAAATGCAACATTTGAAATATCCGTAGCCGGACTAGTGCTGATTAAATCAGCATATGAAACGCAAATATAATTACTCATTCTTGAAAAAGTTAAGATAAATTCTCGGTGTAGCCTTCAGATACCCACCCATTACGTGTACAACGAACCCACCAATATCGGTCCGAAAACAAGTGCTTAAACCAAATGAAGCGCACGTAGCTCTTGCCATGTGGAACCGACTCCGACCGAACATGAGCATAAACACCTGAACCGCACGCAGCAGAGATGAGCTTAGACTCAGAAAAGCCCCGGACCCGACGATGTAGAACAACACCTGAACGCATGCCTCGTAAACGTACTAAGCATCACAAAAAGTGTGTCTCAACCAACGTTAAGTCAACGGTAGCGTTAGCATCCGCACAGGACGATAGTAACATAGAAATTCCACCAGAAACTACATAAACACCTCCAACACGACACTCTACGTTATACACATTGTTAACCCTATCAAAAATCACATCGCCATCGAAAATAGGATGCAAGCCCTCACGCGTCCGGAATCCTGTAAAGACCCCCACGGTCTCAGGAACAACCTTAATAAAAGAATGACCGAAGTCAATGTCATCAAAATCAGCATGACGCTGATTGTAGATGTATGTAGCATCATTGACGCAAAGCAATGAACCATACACCCAACCCCGGTGCTCCGCCACACCGCGAAAAGTGCGAAAAGCTGTGAAATACTTAGTGTCCATAATGATTGGAAATAAAACTCTGCCAAGAAGCTACTGCTGTAGGCAATGAAAGATCAGCTGACGAAAGGTAGGATACCAACGACTTGAAGCGAGCAACGTCGACTCCGCAATCATAATCAAAAACTCGCACACAACGCGCAGAATAGCCAACACACTTAAGCACACCCCTACGAGTAACCCAACAGCGAATGTAGCGAATGCAATTGCCCCAAGAGATATCCGATAAGCACAAACCCTCAACATCCGAAAGAAAGCGAATCAAATCGGCGCGAGCGCCAGCGTCAGGAACGTAGACATACAAACCAATCTGTGACATAAAAACTATATGTCTAAAAACTTAGGACGCACCTTCCGACAAAGACGTGAGTATTCAGCAAAAGCATGAGAAAGCACCCAAGCACGACGCGCGCTCTGCAAAGCAGCATGCCCCTGAACATACGAGCAAAACTCATTGCAACGACCTGCACCACCCCGCACACGAACACGATACACCATGCACCTCCAACTCCTGCAAAAGTACTCTTCGAGCCGAACATTCTTCTTTGCCAAACGGCGCATGTGACGCAAAAACTTAGTACGCATATACCCCAAACGTTATTCCCGACTATCATGCAAAATAGAACGCCAACCAATTACAAAGCCACCAGAAGTCACCCCACTATCTGACGGCATAATAGAATGCGTGAGAGTGAGAAGAGAATCGAGAGAGCGCCAGCAACCGTCTCCTTCATACCGACCAGTCTGAAAGGAAACACTACGCGGATAACACGGAGAAGACGCAACTAACATGTCAACCAAAGCACCTACCGGAGGGAGAGAGTCTTGAGTAGAAGTGAACTTCAAGAACTTCTTGAACATAGACCTAGCACCTGCCATGTAAGCAGCAGACACCATACTCGCCGTCAAAGGAGAGTCCAAATCACAGACATAATCCAAAGACTCTTGTTGAATATCCCAAAACATGAAAATAAATGAATTAATTAAACCAAGCAGCACACCCTACAAGATAGGACGCCAGCCGACAAAAACAGCATCCTCAACCCCAGACGCCTTATTAAGATCGCGTAGATACTCAGCAACGAAGGAATACGTACCGTAAACCATATCAGTCTGCACAAACCACACACCACTAGTACTCAGATAACCTAATGCATGAATATCGCTGCCATCATGCATCGAGGACCGGAACCGAAGAAGGCACTCCTTATCCCATCCAAACGAGTCAACATCTGAAGGAGCACGCCACCGCATAAGCTCATCTCGCATCCGATAAGCACCCTTCGTAAACCCATCCGTAAGCATACCGTCGGGACAAATAAGGCAATTCGGATGAGTACGCACACACTCCTGCTCAAACTCACTCAACCAACCCTTAATAAAATTCACACAATACAGCAAATATTAATAATAACCACACACTATACGTTACTTCTTAACAGCGCTCACAAAAGACCGAACCGGACGAACAGCGGTTATGTAAAACATACGGCTGTTGTCCATATTGCCTGTGTGGCCACTGTAAACAAATGCAAAGCCGAAACCATGCTCCGGATTGGGATTAATATCGCTCGTCCAGTAGATGTCTGTAGCTGGTCTGCCTCCGATCTTCTTGAACGCTTCATCGAGACCATGGAACCGGGCAGCGTACATCTCTATTGCCTCGTGGCGGGTGGCACAGCGGAAACCGTCACCATACTTGGCAGCAGCTTTCTGAGCACCCTCGAAATCAAACTCGTCTCTCAAGTCGTTCTTGGCAATCTCAAGCATGCCCAAATCTGTTACAAGCACGACAGTGCGTGCGGTTTCGGGATGTGCACGTTGCAGCCACTCATCAACGGTAAAAAGTTTACCTAAATCATCAGGAATATAAACCCCATTGGCTATCTTCTTCATATCCATAGCAGTCATCATGAATTAAAACGTAAGTAGTGAAAAGCGAAGTCTAGTACCCCGCTTTCTTTTGACGTGTATTAGCACAGAAAGTCTTGTTAGACCCGCGCAAAACAATCTCACCCATAGGCTCCCATTCCCCGCTGGACCAAACCTTCGTTATAGAACCCTTCGCATTATGCTCCTTCATGGCCTTCTTCGCAGCAGACAAAGAATAGAAAGTCTCGTAATAACCAGTCTCGTGATTGCAAACACTGTAAATTTTCATAGCTCAAATCCATATTAAAGTACCCGTAGAAATATCTCTACACCATAAAGATAAGAAAGTTAATTTAATAA